GAGTTATAGGACCTGAGGGTGAAATATTCCAATTAGTAATTGTAGACCAATTAGTTGAGGTGCCCCCTATCCATGTATATGTAGCCATTTATTAAAACTATTTTTTTAAATTTATGATTTAATATAATTAATTGTTACTGTAGCGCGTGTGATTGTAGTTGAAACAGATGGTACTCTAAAAGTAATTACACTTTTATCTGTAAATGGAACCGACAAAGTTCCTGATGAAATGCGACTACTAGCTGCTAGTTGAAGGTTTTGAATTGAACCTGAAGTTCCAGCTCCAAATTCAGTAAATGAACTTGTATAAAAATTTACAGTAAATGAAGTTCCTTGAGTTTGATCTACTGCTATAGCCCAATTAGTAATAGTACCACTACATGGCATAGCTAAATATCCTTTTTCTCCTGGTGTGAGTACAGATCCATTTCCATCTAATGTAATACCAAAACTTCCACTTTTGAGTTGAGGACTTACTACTGCAGAAGATGCAGTATATGTAAATAGTCCTGATGATGTGTTGTAAGTAACTAAATGGCCTGATCCACCAGATTCAGCTGCTCCACTTACAATTAGTGAGCCACTAATTTGGAATGTAGAACCAGAAGCAAATACTAGATTACTTTCTGAACCTAATGTTCCATTACCAATTATGAATGCGGATTGAGCAGTACTGGGTAAATTATATTGACCTTGAACATGTTGGTATGCACCTGAAGCTATTGTGCCCCATCCTTCAGCATGTGAATAGTTAGCTTTTGTTTGGGTTTCTAATCCTTCAGCATGTGAGTATTGACCAATAGATATTGTGTTATCTCCCTCGGCATGTGAGTATGCACCTGAAGATATGGTTTGGTATCCTTCAGCATGTGAATATGAACCTGATGCTAATGTTTGTCGTCCTTCAGCATGTGAAGCTTGTCCAAATGATACAGCACTAAATCCTTCTGCATGTGAAAATTGACCTCTTGCTATAGTTTGAACTCCCTCAGCGTGTGAATATGCACCTGAAGATACTGTAGCGGCTCCTTCTGCGTGTGAATATGAACCTGATGTTATGGTATTAGATCCTTCAGCATGTGAATAAGGACAATTTGCAGTTGTTATGCTTCCTTCAGCGTGTGAATAAATTCCATGTGCTGTTACTGAATCTCCTTGTTGTAAGGATTGACTTTCATAATTAAAAGTAAAACTAACATCACCTTCAAATGCACTTGCACTATTAAATTGAATTTGAGTATCTGAACCACCTGGTGTTCCTCCACCTCCTCCACCTGATCCAGTATCTACTGTAAGTGTAAATGAGGTTAAAGGTGTATAGAATGTAATTACATTTGAACTAGGAGGAATAGAGGCACTATAAATATTATTTTCTGCCCAACTTGATGTTCCTAAAAATGAACCTGTAAAACCACTTTGACCTGTAACAATTGCATTGGTACTACCTGAGATAGTGTTTACAACATCTATTGTTTCATTTATTTTAGTTCTTGCAACAAGACCAGAATCGTTATTATTTAATAAATTTAAAGACATTTTTTATTATAAATATTTAGATATTTAAAGTAGTATCTGCATTATTAATAATTTGTCCTGAAACAGTTTGTTCAGAAATATTTACTTTAACAATATCAGGAATTTGTTTTAAAGCTGTAGCATCTTTTTGAATAGTATCAGGAATAATATATCCGTTTAATTTAATAGAAAATGTACTACTAACTGTTCGTTCTTCTTTATCTTTTAATTCAGTTGCAATAGAAAACGAATCAATCATTGCTCTAAACTGAAAACGTGCAGGATCACCCCAATATGAATCAGAAGCATATTCAATTGCTTCAACTATTTTATTTAATTGATCCATATAGTAAGTGTTAATAGCACAACTATATGTTAAAGTAATATAGTCGGGTACTACAACTGCATATTTTACTTTTTGTGGTTTTATATTATTTAAAACATTAAAATTATCGTATGCGTTTCTAGGAGTATAACTTTTTTGGTGTATCGCTATATTATTTGGATTGTTTGCATCTAATTTATTAGCAATAGTTCTTACTTTATCAATGCTATCTCTTTTAAACATGATGATAGGCATCATAATTCTACCTTGAGCATCTCTAAAATATCCAAATTTTTGAAATGAAGCCCATTTTTCAGGTGAACCATATATTATAGGTACTTCAATTCGAGTACCGTTTTGAATTACAAATGGTCTAATTACATTTGTAAAATAGTACATTATAGATTCATCTATATCTTGAATACCAATAGAAAATGGTTTAGTAGAATCTCCTTTAAATGAAAGTTGGTTTGCTCTATTAGGTAAATCACCATTTGGATTTCCTACAGGCTGAAACCCTGGTCCTTCTTGGTTATAAGGAACTTGTTGAGAGATACTAAGTTCTCTCTGAGTTTTAGGGATAGGTGTTCTACTATTTTTAGTCATTATAATAGTCTAGTTCTTTGAATGTTAACACGATCTGTAGGAATATAATGACAATCACACAATATACCAACATTATAGCCAAAATTCTCTAATCCAGGATTTAGTGGATTTGGGTTATTTGGATAGTCAGGATCTTTACCTACAAAGTATTGTGTTGCTCTTGCATTATCTACTTCCCAATAACTTTCATGATATAATATAACATCTCCTACTTCAGGAACCAAGTTTGCTTCAACTAAGTCATCTCGTAAAAATGAAAAAGTAATAGGCCAATCAAAATTTACACCTAATTCACTTGTTGGATTTGAAGTTGCTCCAACTGTAATTAGAGCATTTAATAAAACAGGTTCTTCAAAGAATTTTCCACCTGATGATTCACCATACATGTTAATGACGGTTTCTTTTAATCTATATTTGTAAAAAGCACACTGTTGAGAAATGATATTTCCCATCAACTCTCGGTTGAGTCTTCTAACAAATGAAACGTCTCGACTGGAGCCAAATAATGCCATCTTATCCTATATATATTTGCATGGGTGATTTACTTAATTCACTCATAGCTGCATCACTTTCAGCTTGTTTTCTTTGAAGTAATGCTTGACGAGAAGTTTCATCAAAATATCCTCTTAGTCTTTCAACTAAAGCAGTTTTTTCAGCTGTTGCAGCTGCAATTAAATCTGCTGAGTTTAATGAAATTTCTCTTTCAGGAATAGGAATGGTGTTTTGATATTTTCCACGAACATATCCTAACATTTCTTTACATAATGCTAAAGCATATTCAAATATCCACTGTCTTCCTATTGAATTGATTTGCGAGTATACTGGATTTGTAAATCCAACATTTGAAGGATTTGTAACAGAATATGGAGTTTGTGTAATAGCACTTGCGAATCTTTCCTCTAATGAAATATATTGGAACCAAATTCTATGTCCATCTTCTGGGGGAATTGGAAATATTCTTAATTTATTGTTTATTAATTCAAATGAATAGTCTGCTAGAGCTACTTGATTTTGCATCTCAACAGCTTGAGCTGTTTGAATTAGTAGACTTGTAGGATACATTAAGAATCCAGTAGATCCAAACAATCCATAAGTACCAACTGCAGGAACACCCCCTAAACCTGAAAATATGTTTAAATTGTAAACTTGGTTAACTGCTGGGATTGGTTGCCAAAATACTCTTTTAATTTCAATTCCACCTGTTACATTATTTTCTATAGCCCACTGATTGAAATCGTAATCTTGAAGTGAGGCTGTAGTAACAAATGAACCACTATACCAAGTTACATTACCACCAGCTCCTGCTTCTGCAGCATATTGTTGAGTAAGTCTAATTACACCTGCCATTGAAGGGGTAGTAGTAGCATGGTTTAGGTTAGAGGAGGTAGGAGCACCAATTACATTTAATAGGTTATCTCTTACTTGAAAAGCATATAGTTCATTTCCATATGTAGTTACTGCCATTTCAAACGCAGTATAAAAATTTAAATCTTGCAATTCAACATCCATGATAGGATATCCTAGACGTTGAGCACAAAATTTAGCTACCCTATCTGCATCAGATTGAAACTGATAGTCGTAGTCGTAAAATCCAAAAGGAGTATCTCCTGGTTGAAATGAGGAACTACCGGGGTAAATGGGAATGTTCATTATCTATAAGTTTGTTATAAATATTGAACATTTTAGAATTAGTTTACAAATGTATATCCTATTGTTCCTGGTCTTGATCCAGTAGCCCAGTTAACTGTGTTTGTTAGTGCTGCTCCAAAACTCCATATTGTTTGACCTTGAGATGAATCTATACGAGTACCATTAACGTATATAAGTTGTTGTTGTGCACCATAGTCTAATGTCCATAGTGATCTTGTGGTTGCATTATCTGAGGTCATTGTGATTCTTGATGCGGAGGTTGCAGTTAAGCTTGCACTAGTTGTAGTTCTATAACTAGCTCCAGTACTACTGTTTCCTAATGTTATTGTTCTACCAATTGTTGAGCATATTAAGTTTGCACAAGTCCAACCGACTGAGCCAGTAAATAGGATATTTCCATTACTTCCTAAAGTTAAGTTATTGCTTATATTATTTAATACATTTTGAGTTACAATAGAACTATTACCCCCAGGAACTGTTAAATTATAAAAACTCATTCCATTTATTGTAACGGGAATATTATTTGGAATAGCGAATGTTGATGTACTGGGATTAATAGTTCCTGCAGTGTATGTTAAAGTTCTTCCAGTCTCACCCCATGTTATTGTACCACCCGCAGGAAAAGTTACTGTTGCTCCTCCGCTTTTATTTATAGTTAAGTTATTTTGAATAGAGCCTGCTGAAATTGATGCATTACCTGATCCACTCATTTCTATAGTTGCAGTTCCTCTTATTCCTACTGATGGTGTTATATTACCACCTACATAAGCAGTAAAAGCCCCATTTATATTCCCAATCACTGCTCCTACTGAGAGACTTCTTGATATATATATGTTTGAATTAAGAGTTATAGCTTGTCCACCAGCTGCTAAAAAAGCTACACTATCAAATACTATTCCTGATATATTATTAAATGTAACTCCTAAACCTCCTACACTTAGTGTACCGGTTGAATTATAACCACCAGTAACATAGGTAAATGTACATGTAGACAGAGATAATCCAGCTTGGGTTATAGTTCCTGCTGAACTGCTTATTAAGATTGTTGAACCCGCAATTGTATTTCCGACATAACTGGTTGCGGATAGTGTTCCTGTTCCTCTAAGTAAAAAAGTAATATTGTTGGCAGATAGTATACCCACTGTTAAACCTGCACCAAGACTTGCAGTAAATCCACCCCCTGTAATAGTTTGTGAACTGAGATTTTGACTAATAGTACCATTAATTGTCCAATTACTACCCAAAGTATGTGCTGTACCACCGCCTCCATTTAATGTTAGTGGTGCATCCAGTGTAACTCCATTTGATATGAGAGTTCCGTTTCCTGTTTTTGATATACCACCACTTCCAGTAATAGCCATTCCTGAATTTAGTGTAAGATTACCTACAACAGTTAGAGTGTTGGCTAAACTCATTGTACCTAAGTAGGCTGAACAACTAAGTAGTGAGCAGGCAGCACCTGCTGTAATAGTGCAATTTTTACTACCACTTACTCCAGCCCCAGTAAATAATGCTGTCGTAGTGGATGTTGGAGCTACAGTATCCCAATTAGCATTATTATTCCAGTTATTATTTAATCCTAATCCAGTCCAAGTAGGCATATTTTTTAAATATATTTTTTAATTAACACACAAATGTATTTGCTACTGTTAAAGGTTGACTTCCGGTACCCCAATTAACAGTATCCGTTAAAAGTCCTCCAAAACTCCATATTGTTTGACCTTGAGATGAATCAATTCTCGTTCCGTTTACATA